CCAAATCTGCTGTAGCACAATTACCAGACAAGTCAGGAGGGATATCTTGTTTCGTTAAATTGGAAAAGGAGTTAACCAAATCTGCTGTAGCACAATTACCAGACAAGTCAGGAGGGATATCTTGTTTTGTTAAATTGGCAAATCCACCAGCAGACAAAGTCCCATTAAAAGTCGTAGCGGTAAGAATTTCAGTATTTGGGTTGTACTTAAGATTAGTTGATCCTGAAATATCTTGATAACTACCAGAAGGGCTTTTTGAAAATAAAATATATCGGTCTGCTGGTGTTGTTTGTGTGGTCTCATTGCCCACTATCACTTGATTAGCCGTGGCACTAGCACCTCCTCCGCCACTGACTTGACTACTAACATATCCTTCTGTTGCTATATTAGAATCTGTTCCATTGGTTCCTACAAAATGTAATTTATTTGTTTTACTATATAGTAATGATTTATTGGCTCCAGATGAAAATCCTGCTGGAGCATTAGGTTGGTCATCTAAAACCAATCCAGTAGGGTCAATTAAACCCCCAACAGTTAATTTACCATTACAACTTAAATCCCCAGTAAAATATCCATTTACAGCACTAATATCAACACAGCTAATATCATTCGCACTTATATCGTTTGCTATAATATTATTGGCATAAAGATTATTAGTTACGGTTCTTTCACCTTTTACTAATAAATTACCACTTATCTCTACATTACCGCTCATATCAATAGTAAATACATTTCCTGACATTTCTTTTGTACCAAAAGCAAGACGAACATTTGATATATCTTCCTTTATACTGGCGGAACTTCCTAATAAAATATACGATGATTCTGGATTTTGTGAAAAAAGTGCATATGAACAATCTAAAATGTTTTTATATCCAGCGATAAAAGCGTTATTAACAGAAACATCATAATATGCTTCAATTTCATTTTCACTTCCTTGTATAAAACAATTACTTCCTGAATAGTGGTAATAAGCAGGGTCGTCAAGATTGTTACCTATTTTATTATCTTTTCCAAAAATTACATTTAAATTTCCATAATTAATATTGCCCGTGCCTTGGACTAAAGAATTTTGACTATTATATAAATTATTAGTGCTACCCAAAACAACATTTTCCTTGCCTTCAAGACCTGCTTTTTCTGTATTATCTATTTTATTACCAGTACCAAAGATAATGGAAAACGGAGACCCCGATAAATCATTATTAGCGCCAAATACTAAGTTACTTCCAGAAATATCTATTATTTTGGTCTTATTGGTTTCTAAATCAGGATTAATACTAATAATAGAATTTGGAGTGTCTATTTGATCGAAATTTGAGCCACCAATTATAATTGTATTGCTACAATCATAAATATTTCCAATTTCACTCACTCCATTTGAGTGACCATTATGACCTTCCTCCTTTGTCAATAGAATAATAGAATTTGTAGCAGCTGTAGGTCTAAACGATGTGGTGGATGGGTTATTATAACCTTGTAATGTAGGAACTTTTTCAACAGATTGGACATCTATTAAACCATAACCAAATCTCTCCTGACTTGTTGAATTTGTTATACCACCTATTAATAATTGTTTTTGGGCTAATATTATACCGCCACTGTAATCTGTAAAATGAGATTCGGCGTTTAGTGTTGGACTAATTACTTTTAAGTGATCATCGCCTTTTATTACTGCTAAATTACCATCTCTTATTGTAACAGCATTCCTGGAGAGCTTGGCACCTATATCTGTGATGGGCAGCGTCCACGTTTTTCCACTAAATGTAACAGGAGTACCTCCTATAGCAGAATTGTTTTCATTCTTAGCTACTATATAGGGTATTGGGCCTTGACTACTTATATCAAAAGCAGAGTCACTACTAACACCACTACTAGTTGTACCTGTTATTTGTTTGCATGCACCACCATCGGTTGGTTTATACCAAAGACCTTCTTTATTAACTTTTGTACCACTACCGTCTGTTAAAAATAATGAACCGTGAGGTACATCATCAGTTTCATCCCATCGGTATCTAACTTTAGAAGTCGATGAATAAAAATTAATATATCCATCTGTTCTTATACTACCTCGTACATCTAAAACTATATCTCTTGGTAAAATAGCAACAGTTCCTTCATATGTATCCTCTTTCCTCGCTGGCTGTGCCCTAGAATTTCCACCAATTGTAGTAACATTTTCATTTGATAAAATAATTTTTCCTTGTGTTGTATCATTCATACTAAAATCACTCTTGGAAGACATGATTTGTATTCCTTTTGTTGTGTAGCCATCTAATTTTGTTATATTAGAATTTAAAACAATTCCTGTAAAACTGTTTCCAGTACCACTTTCATCAAGAGCAATAGCTGCTAACTGTCCTGGTTTATTTGCATTAAACTCTCCAGAATCAGTATTATTACCCAAGGATAATCTACTAAATGGTTTATCTGTCCCGACTCCCAATACTATATTTTCACCACATATATCAAATGTATAACCTTTCGTCGGGATTCCAGATACATCATATATGGAGTTCAATTTACCAGTTTCATAATTTAATTTATTATGTGTGACATTTCTATATTGACTCATATTTCCTGAGTTTTTACCTATTAATTTCCAATTTGTCGACATATATATATTATTCATTATTAATTAATTGATAATTACCCCATAATATATAGGACATAATACATAATACATAGGACATAATATATAGGACATAATACATAGGACATAATTATATTCATTACATAGTTGTAGGCAATTATAAATATATGTAAAAAAATAAAAATATAAGTATAGAATCGTAAATTTGAACTTATGCATCCAAAAAATATTTGATATTATGGAAAGTTGTGGAAAATTATTTAGTTTCAAAAAGGACAAATAAGCTATATAAGCAGTATTCTATAATATTTAAGGCAATATTAAAGAAATAATTAAAGTATAGTTTTCAATAGGTCTTGAGGTAATAATCTTTGTGTAGTTTTTTTTTTAGATGGAGTTTTCTTTCTAGGTTTTGTTCTAGTTTTCTTTCTAGGTTTTGTTCTAGTTTTATTTCTAGGTTTTGTTCTAGGTTTTGTTCTGGTCTTCTTTTTAGAAGGTGTTTTCTTTTTATCTCTTTTCCTGACAGTATAATGAATTTTTTTCTTTTTTCTACTAGGTGTTTTTATTTTTATTCTTTTGTTCTTTTTCTTAACTAAATTTTTTATTTTAATATTTAAATCTTCATTACTTTTAGGTTTATTGAATAACCCTTCGATATCATTTTCATTCGCTTCGATGTAATAAATGTCATCATTATCATTTAATACCATTTTTCCTTTATTACCATCATACATAGCTTGGTATTCTTTTTTATTAATTTGTCCGTTGTCGTTAGTCATTTGAATACCCTTAGTAAACATTATTGTATTTCCACCGTTCATCATATATTTATTTTATATTATTATTTATAATATGGATACTCTACAAGATATTTTGCCTGTGCCTAAATTTAATATATTAAAATTTGTAAAATTAAGAAGAGAAAGAGTTGAAAAGAAAAAGAACAAAAAAGTTTTTAAATATTTAGATCAATTATATGATAAAAACGACACATTTTTAAGTGAATATTTCGAAGAAAAATAAATACATAATGTATAATGTCCATTATGTATGGTAGTAATGTAAATAATAAGGGTAAAATAGAAAAAAATAAGAAAATAAAAGAAGGGGATTGTCTATTTCCATTTATGTATAAATGGAAAACTCACGATAAGTGTTTTGTAACACCTAAAGGTAATATTTGTGCTACAGAGATATCTTTACCTAGACGCACTTTAAAAAAGAAAGGGTATTGTATAAAAAAAAGAACTAAAAAAAAGGCACGCAAAAAAATAGATAAAAGTAAGGTAAAAAAAAGAGGGACATTTACTTTGAAAAAAGTAAATAAACGAAAAATAGATAAACGAAAAATTAATAAAAAAAAAACAATCAAGAAGTTAAAAAAAAAATTGAAGTTAAAATCTAAAATTGAAAATAAAAATACAGTTAAAAATAAGTCATTAGATATAACCATGACTTATAATACCAAGTTTGTTAAAGTATTAGAACAATTAGAATCACTTATGATGAAAAAAGGAGAGCATTTTAGAGCAAGAGCATATACAAAAGCTAAAGAATCCATTATATTATTTAAAGAACCTATTACTGAAGTAGCACAACTAAAGAGTCTTCGTGGTATAGGTAATACCATACTTACAAAACTTCAAGAGTATGTTGACACAGGTACGTTAGTTGTATTGGAAAAGGCAAAGACAAATCCTATGTTTATATTTATAGATGTATATGGAATTGGTCCAAAAAAGGCAAGTGAATTGGTTAAAAAACATAATGTAAAAACAATAGCTGAATTAAGAAAAAGACAGGATGAACTGTTGAATGACGTCCAAAAGAAGGGTTTGAAATATTATGAAGATATTCTTAAAAGAATTCCAAGAAAGGAGATTGATCTTTATGAAAAGGAGTTGAAGAAAATATTTGATAGTGTAAAAAATGAAGATAGTTCCTTTCAAATAATGGGTTCTTATAGAAGAGGGTCAAGTGATTCGGGAGATATCGATATTTGTATCAGCGACTCTGGCGATGATGTAGAATTATTCAATAGATTTATTGATGCCCTTATTGAAAAAAAAATGCTTATTGAGGTCTTATCTAGAGGTAATACAAAAAGTTTGGGAGTAAGTCGTTTGGGTAAAAAACCTGCCAGGCGTATTGATTTTATGTTTACTAAACACAAAGAGTTAGCCTTTGCTTTATTGTATTTTACTGGAAGTAAAGAATTTAATACTGTAATGCGAAAAAGAGCGTTGGATTTGGGTTACTCTATGAACGAACACGGCTTATATAAAATGACAAATGGAAAGAAAGGATTGAAATTAGATACACATTTTCCAACTGAGAAATCAGTATTTGATTTTATGGGTATGGTTTATAAAGGTCCAACTGAAAGAAAGGATGGAAATGCTGTTATGCTTATTGAAAATCAACCTAAAAAAAAAATAGATAAAAATAAAATCAAAAAAAAGACACTAAAAAAAAAGACCTTGAAAAAAAAGACCTTGAAAAAAATACTAAAAAACACCTCTGAAGGAGAGATTAGAAAAGGAAAACGATTAATCAAAGAATTCTTACAAGTCGGACAATCACAATTAGAGGAATTGAATGAGGATGATTTAAGTTCTATGATTCGAGCAGCAAATAAAGGTTATTACGCAAATAATAAACATATAATGAGTGATGAAGAATATGATATTTTAAAAGAATTTATTGAAGAAAAACATCCAGACAATGAAGCTATTCAGGAAGGACATACTACATCTAGTGTATCTGTTGAGAAAAATAAAATAAAGCTTCCTTTTGAAATGTGGTCTATGAATAAATTCAAAAAAGAAAAACAGATCAACGGTTGGTTAAAAGATTATAAAGGTCCATTTATTATTAGTGCCAAAGTGGATGGTGTTTCTGCAGGTTATAGTACAAAGGGTGATAAACCGGTGTTATTTACAAGAGGAAATGGAAAGATAGGACAAGATATTAGTCATGCTATTGAATTTCTGGGATTGCCAACAGAAAAAGGTATTGAAATTAGAGGGGAACTTTTAATGAAAAAAGATGTATTTGAAACTAATTGGAGTGATAAGTTTGCAAATGTTAGAAATATGATTGCGGGAACAGCTAACGCCAAAGAATCACTTCCAGAAAGATGGGCTGATATTGATTTTGTTTGTTATGAAGTTGTTACGCCTCAATTGACCCCAAGCGAACAATTTAAATTAATTAAAAAACATAATATTATATCTGTTATCCAAAAGCCAATGAAAAAAATTAATAAAACAGTTTTATCAAAGTATTTGATTGACTGGCGTGAAAATTATGAGTATGATATTGATGGTATTATTGTAGCAGATGATAAAACATATCCTAGAACTAGTAAAAATCCAAAACACGCTTTTGCTTTTAAAACTGTATTAGCCGATCAAATTGTTGAATCAAAAGTAGTAGATGTTATTTGGTCTCCAAGTAAAGATGGTTATTTAAAACCAAAGGTTCAAATTCAACCAGTAAAGTTGGGAGGAGCTGTTATTCAGTTTGCGACTCTTCATAACGCTGAATTTGTAATAAAAAATAAAATTGGAATAGGTGCTTTAGTTCAAATTATAAGAAGTGGTGATGTTATTCCAAAGGTAGAAAAAGTTGTTAAACCAGCCACAACAATCAAAATGCCATCGACTGAATATAAATATAAATGGAATTCTACAAAAAAAGATTTGATCTTGATTGATGCGGATAAAAATGAGGTCGTTATAATGAAAATTATTGATGATTTCTTTAATAAATTAGATGTTGTAGGTTTAGGTAGAGGAAACGTCCAAAGAATTATAAATGCTGGTTATAAAAATATCCCGCAAATATTGACTATGACTAGAGAAGATTTCTTGAAAGTAGAAGGTTTTAAAGAAAAGTTATCTACAAAGGTTTATAATTCAATTCGTGATAGATTAGATAAAGTTTCCTTGCCTTCGCTTATGGGAGCTTCTAATATATTTGGTAGAGGATTGGGAACCAGAAGAATTATTGCTATTATGAATGCATATCCAAATATACTTACTAGTAAAGATAATGATGGAACCAAACTTAAAAAAGTAGCTGAATTAGATGGGTTCCAAGAAAAGACATCAAAATTATTTGTTCCATACATTCCAAAATTTATAAAATTCTTACAAGATATAAACCAAACAAGTAAGTTACAAAATATTAAAGTTAAACAAGTAGACAAAACTCATAAATTATATAATAAGAAAATTGTCATTACTGGTTTTCGTGATAAAGAATTACAACAAAAACTAGAAAAAATTGGAGTTAAATTGGTAACAAGTGTAAGTAAAAAAACATTTATAGTATTAGTCAACGATTTGGATGATGATACAGGTAAGACAGATAAGGCTAGAAAATTAGACATTACTATTATGACTCCTGACTCTTTTAAATCTAAATATTCAATCTAATATGGATTATTAATAATAAACTGAAAACGATCCTTATAAGTTAAACCTTGTAAAAATAAACCTAATGAAAACCCAATAATTATTTTTGGGATGTAAATAAATAAACTAGTAATAAGTATAAATAAATTTACAATCCAATGATGTATATGAAAACATTTTTCTTTTGATATTGGTATCATTATCATTCCTTTAAATATTATAGGATATAGAGTTGGGTTTATTTTTGGAGATTCTTTCTCTTTTTTTGGTAAAACAATATATGAATAAATAATTGATAATAATAATCCTATTATAACTTTCATTTATATAATGATATAATTAAATATATTATTCTTTGATTTCTTTCATACTAATAAATTTTTTTTCATGACTATATTTTGCTTCTAGTTTATAAGGATGACAATGTTTTAATTCATGATTTTCATCTCCAATGATCCCATCTTTCATTTGACCAATAAATGAACTATGACTTACAATCGCAATTCTTGTTTCTCTTCTTGTTCCTATCCAATCAAGCAACTTTTCTATTCTATTATTTAATTCTATCTTAGTTTCCCTTTTATTAGACCAATTTGCTTTATTGGGAAAATCTTCAAATTGTATATAAGGATACATATATTTTAAATCGGATATATCTTTTCGTTTATTACAAATTTCATTACCTCCAATTGGATATTCAATTAAAAAATCTTTTGCTATTGTCGGTGCATTTATGTGTTGAAATATAAAGGTTTCTGTATCAAGTGTTCTTTGACATGGAGATACAATAACCAATTGTATATCTTTTAATTCTTTCCAAGTTTTATTTAATTTTTTTGCTTGATCAAATCCTTTTTCAAGTAGTGGTGTATCTCTATATTCTGAATAAGCTCTCGGTCCTATATCAAAAAAAAGTTTATTATGCAATGCATAACCGTGTCTAATACAATATAATGTTTTTTCCATATATTGTAAATATTACTTATACATTTTAAATGATTTATATATAGAATTTAAATTTTGCCATATCATTTAAATTTTTGTTTATTAGTCCAATTATAGAATTCTCAATATGTTTGTAATATCTTTCTTTTTTCTTTGTATCTACAATCATAATCTTATCACAATTTTTCAAATATTGCATATTATCTGATCCATACTTTTCTTGTTTGTTTAATGATTTATCATATTCTTTACTTTTTTTTAAAATATTCAAAGAAAGCCTGTCAAATATATTTAATAAATCTTTTTTTTTACACTTTTTCCATTTATTTTTTTCATATATATATAATTCTTTTGTTTTGTGACTGAATGCTCTAAATGGATTATTTTCTGTATCATTTATATTATTTTCAAGTATATTTGATAAGCCTCTAGTATAATCGCTCATGAATATCATATTTAAATCTTCTAATGTTACTGTCATATTGGTTTTCAACCACCCTTCTATATTTATACCTTTATCATTTTGATTTAACCAATCTATCATATTCATTTTTTTTACATCTTTATTTACTATCTTTTCTAATACTTCCACTTTTTTTTTTAATTTCTCATTATCTGCGTATAATTTTTGTAGAATAGACCACATTTCGTTTGGTGTAGGAACAACAGTTAATTCCTTTTTATTATCCAATTGACATATCATCATATGTTTAACTAGGGATTTGTTGATTTTAAATTTTTTGTTGCAATGCGGGCAACATTTTACCATAATTACTTTCAATATATATATAAAATTTTTAATTCAATTTTTTTTATTTACAATATATAAATGGATAATTGTACACAAACAACAAATTTTTGCTTATCTTGTAACGGTCAAGGTGGTTGGAAAGGATATAATAATGAGATGTTTCCTCAAGATCCAACAAAATATAAACAACCAGTTCAACAAGTAATTGGTGGCATCAATAACTCTAAGAATTTTAGAACATCTGCTTCTAGCTTTACAATTTTAAAAAAATCTTTAATCACTGTATCAGCAGTTCCCGCAAAATCTACAATAGGTAAAGATGCTAAAACCGGGACATCTTCAACAAGTTACACAAATGTAGGCGGTCCAGGTGATCAAATAGCTTCTGTTCCTATTAGGACAGGTACTGCCAGTGGTATTAAAGCGAGAACTATTGTTCAACCACATCAAACCGGAGTCGATGTTAAACATGGTAGTTATGAAAGATATTTAGCTCGTAAGAGAGGAATTAATATGCGTTGTCAAGGTTGTTAATTATTTTGTGTTACCATTATATATATATATATGAGTGACGGAAATACAAAAATAAACCATAAAGCTTTATGTAAATTCAACGAGGAATTTATAGAAACTTTAAATGATTTAAAACTTAAAAAAAAAAAATAATG